AAGTTCACTCTCGTATCTCACTCCGTTGGACTGATTAGCATCAGTTTGCTATCTTGGGTTTCGACTTTAGATGGCTAACAACGTAATAGATATTACGAGGCTCACCAACTTCTTGGCATTCATTTGTCAGAATATTGGAGAATTAAGAAATAACTTAATTTAAGCAATATGCATACTTGTAAGAAAATAAATCTTCTATACAAGGAGTTACCTCGCCTAATAAGAACTTTACGTCTTTTAGGACTTAGGAAACGTTCAGCAATAAAGCTTTCAACAAGTGTATTTCGTCTTCTTGCAAAATTCGTGAAAACGAATGGAGCGAAGTGGACAGCTCAACGTATGAAGGCCATCTTTTCGATGGTCGCGGGGGAATTTTCTTCCCCGCCGCATTTCATACGAGGATTCGATGCAAGATATGGATGTTTACCATCTATAGCTAGGCATCTGATTCGAGCTGGTAAGCACAGAGAAGTGCTTACTGCACTATCGGTATACAGAAAATTGTCTACCGGTCTAAACCCTGATATCAGTTCAATAACTGATCAGTGTGTTGGAAGTGAGATATTTGACGGAAAAGATAAAGAGCTGTTTCAGACTTGTCTGAAACAGTTGATAAAGCATCCGTGCCCTAAGAATGAGTTCAAGAAGCCAATTTTACAATACGTTGCAAAACGTTTGTGGGTTGGATCTGAACGTCACTTCCCAATTCTATGGAGTTCAAAGATGGGACCAAATGGCCCAGCTATGGGTTCCTTAGAAAGGGATCTAGCAGCGATTGAGAATGAAAAGGATTTATTTCGAAGTGTTTCCAATGCATGGAAATACTTCAAACTTCCGATTCACACTATCCTGAAGAGGATGACATCCTCCAAGGATCGCACTCCTGTTTTTACGAGCAGACTGGTAGCAATACCAGGCCCTGCTTGTAAGACTAGAGTGGTCGCTCTTTGTGATTATTTCAGCCAAGTCGCCTTAGCACATGTTCATGGAAAATCCATGAAGGTGCTACGTATGTTACCGTTCGATGGGACAAAGTCTCATCGAGGCATAGCCGAAAGGCTACGGAAACATAAAGGGGTAAAGTATTATTCAATAGATCTCTCTGCAGCTACTGACCGATTTCCGGTCAAGTTGCAAGAGGTCACAGTTGAAACACTCTATCCTGGACTTGGTCTAAATTGGCGAAGAGTTTGCACTCAACGCGATTTTTATTACAAAGGTGCTAGATATAAGTATGCTGTAGGACAGCCAATGGGCTTGCTAAGCTCATGGCCTGTCTTTGCTCTCACTCATCATGCAATTGCACTCATGGCGTCGGCTAAAGCCTTCGCTGAAGTGCATGGATTTTATCCGAGAAGGATAAAACCTATGCATGCTATTGTGGGAGACGACATAGTTCTTAAGGATTATCGTGTTAAATTAGAATATCAGAAGATATTAGAATACCTTGGTATAAAATATACCGAGGTAACGCATCTCGAAACTGATAGCTTCGAAATGTGTAAGCGCTATATCCTTCGTGGCCAGGACGTAAGTCCGGTCACTTGGGATGTTGGCTCTTATAATATTTTACTTTTATCAGGTTTAACAAGACAAGAAGGGATTAAAATCCCTCCTTCACGTATCGGCCAGCTTCGTTGGAAACAACGAAATTGGAAGATGTATGCTTTCAATCCTTTATCTTACTTAGGTAACAACTGGGGAATTTCCCCGGAGTTGTTTTCCTCCGTCTATCAAGAGGAACTTGCACACCTTGTGCATACTTGGGTAAGAAAAGTGATCGTTAGGTCTCCTTCTAGATTCGCTTTAACAAAGCGATTCAGTGGATCCCGAGTAATAAAGAAGAGGATAGAACCTCTAAATCATTACTTCAGGAGGATAATCTGTGAAGATTTCCATAAAACCACTGTTGAATTCATGAATAGTGAAAACTATAAAGAATTCAGATCTAGACAAACACCCAGAGATCGAGTATTCCTCGGCTTCGGTGGCGAAAAGGCGATAGTCAATACGTTCAAGAGCATATTACTCGAGCGCGTATATTCTAGACTTCGTACCAGTTCTAACACACGTTAGGCGAGG